CAGCAGTCGCAGCTTTAAGCTGTGTACCACTAACTAAAGTAACACCGTTAGAGTAATCAGTAGCAGAGAATGTCATAGCATACTCTGTATTAATTGCAGCTGCTGTCTGTGTCGTCGAACTGTGGAAAGCTCCATACTTAGTATCGGTAGATGCTATCGTAGCATATTGAGCAGCAGTAAGATGGTAATACTCATTAGTAGTACCACCTTGCATTGCAGTTAATAGGTTGTGGTTTTTATTCTGTAAGTCAGCAATTGAGCTACCAGCTTTGTTAACAAGGTCCCAAGAAACAGAACCTTGGGTACTAAGAAGAGTGTACAACTGGTTATACCATGCTGTCCAAGCAAAGTCACCAGAAGCAGCTCTTGTTGGTGGTGGTGGTAAACCTCCGCCAGCCATTATACACCACCTTTGTTAATGTCTACTTCTATGCCTTCTAAACGAAGAAGGTGAGGAAGACTGTATGTAATTTTAAAAGCTCGTCGTCTAAACTGACCAAGCTGTGTTATAGCAGGAAGGTCAGCATTAAAGGATAAGGTTCTTGCAGAACTAAATGTCTTATAGTCATCATCAGACCATTGTACAGACACCGCTAAATCCGTTCCTGTAGAATCAGGCACATCACCAATCATAGATAAGCGATACATAAATTTACGGTTAATGGTATCAAAGTCCAGCTTAGAAGAAGTAAAAACACAATTAATGGCTGTTCCAGCGTCAGTGAACAGTGTTTCATCCATTGTGTAAATCTTACCATTTGTTTTATCCAGTAGGTAAGCACTTCCGTTAGGACCATCTGTACCGTGAGCACATAAGAATGCTCCTGATGCTGTACTCCATTCGTGCCACATTTTAGTGTCAAAGCTGTATACCAATGTTCTGTTAGTTAAACAAATTACATAACATTTCTGTCCCGCTACACGGACACAAAATGCTTGTGCATTAGGTAGGTTAGCACCTTCTGCAAGGAGCGCACTCTTTATTGCAGGGATACCAACTTCGGCTGCCTTAAACCCGTCAATGGTCCACACTGTGTGTCCACCGTTGTTTGTTTCCCCAATCATAATCACTTCTGTTTCTGTTTGTACAACAGAGTCTCTGGCAGCAGTACCAAACTGTTGCACAGCAGAGTCATGACGTCCTAGGGGACTTCCTGTAGCGTTAGCTACGTCGTATAAGTATTCTGTACTAGCTGAACCTATGGCATAGATGTAGTTGTTGTTTTTAGACAACGCTATGACAAGGTCAGGATACATCTCAGCAGAAATGTAGTCGCCTGCTGTCCAAGAGGAAGGATTGTCTAGATCACTATTATATACATCCGCTGTGTTTGCTTTAGCTACAAACAAGTAACCATCTATGAAGATGGGCATGGGTACGTGAGGTGTAGGAAACTCAGCATCTGTTATTTTAACAGAAGTAGTTGAGTCACTAAATACATACCCGTCAGTACCGTCTAGTAGGATAAGAGACACAGTTCCTGTACTACTCACAAACTCTGTAAATCCCACAGTTCCTGTAGAAGTAGAGAGAGTTAAAACGTTAGTACCATTTGCATAAACCTTGTTACCAACAACAGCCATGCAATAGCCAGTACCACTTTTAACCCAGTAGTATATTCCCCTACCTTCGCCTGTGGCTGTTGTAAAGGCCGTTGTTACTCCAGGACGGCTCTTAATAAAATATTTGTTTTGATCACCAACAGGACTCTTAATAACCTCCACCATCATGTTTAACAGACGGAAATCCTGTGCAGCATTAGTTCCACGCTGTTGAGGATTGGAGATAAAATTGACTCTCTTGGTTTCGTATGTTTGAACGGCTGGTGTTTTTGAGTAGGCCATTTATTTTGTCCTTGTACCAGCAGTATCTGGTTGGAAGAATATACCGCCCTCTTCAGTACCAAATGACAGCGCCTTCTCATGGAAGAACTCAGCTTCTTTAGCCAGCAATTGTCTGTCCTGTAAGGGCATACCATATTCTGGAGAGAGCCTGTGAGCCAGTCCATAGATGATTGCTTCTGTCCATTCGGATGGGAAGTCTATGTCATCTGTAGAAGACGTCATGTCCTCAAAAGGAGTTTGATAACGAAGTGTAATGGTGGTTACAGAATCATTGGGCTTAGGCCACAAATTGATTACACCATAGTCACGCAGAGGCTGGTAATACAAATTAACTGGTGTGCCAGAAGACAGAGCTAATGGCAGTAAATCGTAGTTGTAGTTTGTATAAACGTTCATAGGAACGTTAGAGAAATTCGTGTCTTGGTTACGCCAAGCTTGTATAACCTTTAGAGGTTTAGCCGTATTAAACGTTTGACCTACACCAATGTTATAAGCTGCTGTACCAGAAGTCACCGTAAAGGTGTAGCTTTTAATTGACCAGAGGGGCATACCATCTGTTTCAAATCCCTTAATCATAGCGTTAAGGGCCTGTGTTCCATCAGTGACTTGGTAAGCCTCTGGAGTGCTTCCTCCTGACAAAACACCAAGTTTACGCAATGCCGCGTAAATAATCTCGTTTCTATTAAGTTTCCAAGTAGTCGTGCCCGAAGTGCTCATAATTAACCCGCTTGTTTTTGATATTCATCCGCAGTTAAAATACCAATTAAGTACTTCTTTTGGGGATTAAAAATTGTTAGTTTTTGTTGCCGCATTTCTGGAGCAAACGAGATGTGAGTCCATTTGCCATATTCATGTATCATCTGGTCAAACTTAATACCAGAAGCTTCTATGGCTTTACACACTGCATAAGGAGTCCCAAATGGGGACACAAAGTCTATTGCCCAACCATCCATGTGGCTAGACACTTTGCTACCGCCCACTGCCACATTAACTGCTGGCAAACGAATCCAAGAGTTTACAGAAATGGATTTACCAAGGAGTGCCCTCACTTGTTCCATACCGATTGCTGCCTTCTTCATGTTCTCAAGTTGACGAGCATCGGGTTGATTGTTAATACCCAAACGGATGGCTGTGTCCGAGTGGGTTGCTTCTTCCAAGCTAAAGTGTTCGGAGAGAATCATTTCTTTTTCATTTCAGCAAGTTTTTCTATTGTACGACCACCAAAGTATGCACCCATTATCAGCATACCCCATTGTCCTAACAACTGAACATAAGACTCATTTGCATTTAAACCAAAAGCACTCATCATAGCAAACAGGAAGTATCCTGTAAAGATTGCAACAAGGCTCATGGGACGTATGTTCTTAGACAACCAAGAGTCAGACGACATGTCTGCATCCCAGCGTTGTGAAACATTGTCATTCTCATTCTTGCCAGCATCTGCTGCAACTTTAGCAAATTCAAGTTCAAGTTCTGCTATTTTCTGTGCTGCGGCAGGATCACCTGCTATGGCTTTAGCAACAGCTTCTACGCTGTCAGAAACACCTAGTTTGGAAGCAATGGCTGCTACTGCAGCACCACCCAAAGGACCAGCTACAGCTGTAGCCAATGTAGGGGCTAAGTTTTTAAGTAGCCCTAGCAAATCATTCATTGTTGTTCCTTTTACATGTTTCAAGTTGCCGTTCAATACGAGCAACGTTTTTATTAGCCAGCTTACGTTCTTCTTTGGTCCACCATACAGCAACAAAGGTTACAGTGACCAGATAGCATGCTGCTATAACCACTGTTAAAATCCCCAACGTCGTACTCGATCCAATGTTATTAATTCTTGAAGCGCCCATAAGTTTCCTATAATAAAGACAATGGCACAAACAATAGCTACCGCAATCCAGGAATACTCTTCAATAAGTTGTAGTTGATATTTCCGTTTAAGTGTGGCTATACGTTCTAGCTCATCTTGTTTCTTTTTAAGAAGCGCTCGCTCTTCCGTAAGTCTATCTCGTTCTTCTGTGATTTCAGTCCACAAGTCAGGCATCCCTAGCTCCCAGCGCACCATGTGCTCTAGGTCAGCGTAATACCTTCTAATTTGTCTAACACGCATAACATTGTCAATGGCTTCTTGTGTGACATTGCGTGGCTTACCAGCCAACACATCTGCCTTACGTTGAACCTTTTGTTTTTCGTGTTCTTCTTCTAGAGTTTGTTGTCCTACAAAGAAAGAGGACAAGAATCCTCCAACTTCTTCACCAATGTGAGCTACTTCTTTTCCAGTCGCTTTAAGTTCTTTGTAAACAGAAATGCAACCTTGTATGCCGCTATACGCAGCCTTACAAGTAGCAAAGATGGTTATTGGGTCAATTTTATTCTCACTTAAGGTGGGTTAACATTGCAAATAATGTGCCTGTCATGCCTGTCAGCATAATGCCACAAGCGCCTATTAGAATACCTTCTAAGCGCTTTAAACGGGCATTAATGACAGCATAACGTTCAGCACATACCTGTTCATGGGCAGACAGCTTAGCGTCTGTAGCGTCAATTGTTGCCATCTACAGCATCCCAAGATTTAGTGGTTTCATTCCATGTAAATAAACCACCTGTTGTTGGCATTGCTACAGGAGCATCCCATAAGCATGTATCCTCATTTAAAACCCAGCTTGCGTAGGGTTGTGGAGGAATGAATGCTTCACGATTGGTATCGTATGTATAGCCAATACCAGCGTAGTTCTTACGCAGTTGCTCACGACCGCTTGGCTGACCATCTTGACCATAGTGAACACCGCCACGGGTGTTGTATGAGGTCTGTACCCAGTTTGCAGGGTCACCCAAAGCGCCAGTAGAGATGAAGGCTTCTTCAGCCACCACAACCTGTACTACAACGCCATTCTCGATTTTTGCAAAGTGTGCCATTAGATTGATACTCCCAAGTTAATCTCTTTTAATTGTTCCACAGTAGTTACCGCTGTGATTGATGCCTTTGTTGCAGTACACCAAGCAATAACCTTCGCACGATATGTTGCTACATCAGCAGGTATATCAATGCTTCTCTCTATTTTGCGTATGACGTACCAGTCTGTTGGTATCAGCGTCATGTTTGTATTGTGGTTGACCTTGGCAATCCAGTTTGACTTTAAGCCCTTGGTAATCAAGCGTTCTGTGGTGTTGACCATAGCGCCCTTACCATCATTTGCGGTTGCATCCCAAATCTGTACATACATAGGGTTGCCGTCTTGGTCAGACTCTTCTTTGTCTTCCAAGGCTTTTGGAACGCCTGTGTAAGAGCCGTCTTCGTTCTGTGTGACCCAGTAATACTGGTCATCAGGTCTGATTTCGTCTTGTCTAGTGAATGACATATGTTTTCCTTATCGAGCGTTAGCGTATTTGGTTAGATAGTCTATTGCTTTTGAAAGCAATTGTGTATTGTCTCGCATCAAGCCTAAAGCACGATTACAGCAGTCACAGAGCAACCCACGAACCTTGCCTGTTGTATGGCAATGGTCTATGTTTAATCTGGTTTTATGCTGGTCTTTGGGTGGTTCTGCTTTACAAATAGCGCACTTGCCATCTTGAGCAAATAGCATTTCTTCATACTCTTTAAAGCCCATTCCGTAACTGCGTTTCATGTGCAACTCAAGGTCATACTCTTTTGTTTGGCTACGACCATGTTTGTACGCTGGAGAATCCTCACCTTTACGAAATTGCAAACATCCGCAAGACCTTGCACGACCCGTAGTCATTTGGCTAAAGCCAACTATCTTTTCTGTTCCACAGTCGCACATAACACGGTATTTATAACTACCATTTCCTGTACGCATATCAGTTTTCTCCAATAGCGTAAGCATCGCTATTTTTGTCCCTGATTGGTCTTGATGAAAACGTCCTTGTGGCATTTAGTATTACCTATCGGGCATTTGCGAACTTCAGCGGATTCTCTGCAAAGCAAGCGTATATAAGCGTTGCGCCAGAAGCGTTTGTTAATCCGTTTGATGAACGCAGTTTGAACCCATTGGAAAGAATGTCTATTGTATTTTCGGTAGTATTTCCAAGTGCGGCATAGTTTTCTGCGCCAGAAGAATTTGGGCCAAGTTTGTATGCACACATGTTGTATGGATCTCTTGCAGTATCTTGAATACACCAATCGTCAGTACCACTTGATTTTTTAATCATTACAAACCGAGGTCTAAATCCCGTGTAAACAAAAGGCCCATCAGCAGACCCATTACCCGTGTACGAACCAAAGGCTGAATACCCTGCTACTGGGGCAAAGCAGTAGGCTACATAAGTACCTGCGCTTGCATTCACTCCATCACTATCGCCTATACCAAATACAGTTGATGTTGGTGCAGTTGCCCAAACAGTTGATGAACTTGTATTTGATGCGGCATTAGTTAAATTTAAAAATGTTCTGTATGTATATCCAAGAGCAGAGTGATAGACATACCAATTAAGAGCGCCATCACTTCTTGATTTCAAAATAATCATAGATGGCGCTACACCCAACCCATGACCAACAGTTTGTGTTGCTGTTTTGTTACCCGTATAAGTCACCACGCTAAAGCCAGCAGTAGTGTTTGCACTTACAGATGATGTGATAGTGCCATCAGTGTTTGATACGGCTGTGCCACCCGCTTTCCATTGCCATGCCACATGAGTGCCAGTTGGGTCGTTTAATTCCCCATCTGAACCAATTGTGAAGCCAGAAGAAGTGAATGCCGTAAGTCCGTTAGTGTCTGTTACTTCTGCGCTTGTTAAATTGCTATACAGTTCTTTTGTAGTGCCACGAACAGAATCGTATAAGGTATGGTTATACGTTTGTGACATAGATTTTTGCCACACCCAATCTGGTTGAAACGATACACCATTTACTGCATTGTTAATAGACTGTGAAGAAGGTGAGTTGCCCGTGTAAACAGTAGCCGCAAAAACAGTACGACCATCGGGAATTGCATATGTTGTTGGCATTTCTATTCCTTATAGGTTATAGGTGTTGAGGGCTACAAAGTTTGTAGGTGGCGTATATGTGAATGGACGTTGACCAAAGTTAACTGTTCCTACTCCGCTACCATTTGTAGAAAATCCAGCAACATAGGTGTATGCACTTGATGCTGTTGCGGCTGGACTTGTTCCAGCAGAAGGGTCTCCACTTGCTTGCCAAGTGTTGTTCTTGCTGAACCACAATTTTCCTGTGGACGCATCAAACGCAATACCAATTACATCACCATTAGTCCAAGTTGCACCAAAAGAAATTGAACCTCCAGCATTGTTATAGAGCATTCCATTTGCGCTGAAATAACCATATCCATTTGCATCATTACCAACAAAACTTGAAATAGACCCATTTGATGGAAATATTCCAACCATTTGGCTTGATGTGTCTGTTTTTGTAAATTCAAAATAATATTTACTAGAACCAACCATGCCCATAGTTGATGTAGTTGTAAACCAAGTAGCGCCACCAAAAGTAGCAAACAAATTACCGTTACTAAAAGTAATACTTGTACCACCTGCGTTAACTGGATTCAATGTTGCATAGTTAGCCGCTGTCGCACTTGTTAGTGTTGGTACATCGGTCATGCTGTCGTAGGTAGCACCAGCAGTTAAAGAGATGTTGTTTGTTGTCCAGTTGTTTCCATTTGGACTGAAGTCATATCCCAATGTTGTTGTGCTTGTCTTATTGGTAAAAGGCAAATAGAAGCCGTTAGTACCATACGAACC